GTGGTCGAGTAATACAAGTTATGGAATCCCTGTAAAGTATGTTTTTACGGGGATTGTAACCCCCAAGCAGTATGTTTAAATGGATAGTCAGACTAACCATTTAAAATGTGCGAAATATGCTACATTAGTGTCCGTTCCACTGTCCCACTGCTTGGACGGCTCTGTTGAGTGCTGTGGGCGTAACGCAAAAGTGCGTAATAGTATGAAAAATAAGGATAAAGCATGAAAATTGATACGAAATTTTCGGAACGAAGAATATCGGAATGAGAAAAATACTCTCAATCGTGTTTTATCACATAGGTCATACCGCAGACAGACTGCTTTGGTTTAATAGCCCGATGAACGTATGGGTGGAAGATAATCTCGCAAACTTGCATCAATGGGCTATGTGGCAATCGGTGCAGTTTGATGATTATTACGAAATATGGCAACCAAATTACAAGGTAAGATGAATAATGGATTTTATGGCGGTATATGGCGAAGCAGGGATGATTGGCGTAGTAGGTGTGATGTTCGTCTATCTAGTAGTATCAATGTCAAAGAAGTCCGAATCTCAGCAAGAGTCACTTAGGAATCTTGAAATAGAGAATCGTGGGCAGTCTGAGACAATAGAGAATATGGAAGGTATGATTATTAAACTTATATCAAGATGGAATGAATCTGATGCGGTTAGAGACCGTAGACACGAGGCGATGATTGAAGCGATGGGTGACATTGAAAAACAATTATCTCGTATGGATGGAATTATGTCACGAATGAATGGGAATGGTAAATGAAAGTTTCTGAACATAGAGAAGAAGTATTGAAATACTTAACAAAACTTAATGAGCGACAGATCACAATTTATAAGAGGGTGGAAAAAATAGAGAATCATCTTTCTGTTCAAAATGGAAGAATAGTAGAACTTGAAAAAAGTGAAGCTAAGGTTTATACTATTGCGATTGTGGTGAGTTTTCTTATCCCCATTGTATTAAAAGCATTTAACATGATATAGGTATAGCTATGGCTAGGAAGAAAAAAGCAGATATAATAAGAGAAATATTTAACCAGGGTGCTGACATATATGAAAGACAGCAGTGGGAGAGGGTCAATACAGTTGGGTATGAATTTTCCAATGATGCTCAATTGTCGGAAAAAGAAAAGACATCTCTTGAAGAGCAAGGTATGCCCACATTCACGATTAATAGGATCTTACCTGTAGTCGAAATGTTAAATTTTTATGCAACAGCAAATAGCCCTAGGTGGCAAGCAATAGGCGTCGAAGGGAGTGATTCTGGTGTAGCTGCGGTATTTTCTGATATTGCAGACTATATATGGCATTTATCGGATGGGGGCACCTTGTATGCAAATGCTATTAATGATTCAATTACCAAATCAGTAGGTTATGTATTGGTTGATGTAGATCCTGATATGGATAACGGAATGGGTGAGGTCACTCTAAAACAACCAGATCCTTTTGATGTATATCCAGATCCGAAAAGCAGAGACATGCTATTCAGAGACGCTGCTTATGTTATAATTAAGAAAGTTCTTCCCAAAAATCATCTTGAGAAACTATTTCCAGATTATAAAATAAAGATCAAGAGGTCTAGTACAGTGCAAACTAATGATGACTACTCCCAGAGAGCAATGTGGGATAATGACCAATCTCTATTTAGTCCGAAAGATAATAATAATACTATGACAGTTAGGGCTGATGGGACTCAGGATGCCATGGTTGAGTTTTTTGAAATGTACGAAAAGATCAAAGTTCCATATGTAAATGTATTTTACCGCATGCCTCCCACTAAAAAAGAATTAAGTGAGATGAAGAAGCAATGTGATGTAATGGTAAAGGAGATGCAACAGGAACTTGAGGTGCAGTTTCGAGAGCAAGAAGCATCTATGCAAGAACAAGTACAAGCAGGTAAGATGCTACCAGAAAGAATGCAACTCGAACTGACAAAGGCAAAGGAGCAGATGGATGCTCAACTTCAAGGATTTAGCCAGGAGTGCATGAGCAAGTTACAGCAGGAAGCGTCTAAGATTGAGAACCAAGTTATTAGTGAGAAAGAGTTTAAAATCATAATGGAAGATGAGAATTTTGCTAAAAATGTGATAGAGAGCATTCCATTTAAGGGTACTCGCATAAAGCAAAGTTGCGTAGCGGGTGATCAGTTCTTGTATGAAAAGGTCTTACCAGATAATGTAACTGAGTATCCCATTGTTCCATTCCATTATAAATGGACAGGGACACCATTTCCCATATCTGCAGTTTCCCCACTAATCGGAAAACAGAGAGAAATAAACAAAAGTCATCAAATTATGGTGCATAATGCATCATTGGGTTCGTCGCTTAGATGGTTATATGATGAAGGCGCTATTGATGAAGAAGTGTGGGAAAAATATTCATCCGCACCAGGCGCATTACTTCCGAAGCGCGTTGGATCGGAAGCTCCTACTCCCATATTACCAGCTCCTCTATCTAATGCATTTTTCGGCATTGTTCAAGAAGGTAAACAGGATATGGAATATTTAGCTGGTATTTATTCAAGTATGCAGGGGGATACTCAACAACAGCATGAGACATTTCGTGGTATGCTTGCGCTAGACGAGTATGGTACCAGGAGAATTAAACAATGGATGAAACATAGCATTGAACCTGCGCTTAGGCAACTAGGTAAGGTTGTAATGCAATTCTCTCAAAATGTATACACTGCTAACAAAAGATTTAGAATCGTTCAACCCAGTGCGTTACAGCAAGAGAAAGAGGTTGAACTAAATGTACCCCTTTATAACGATATGGGTGAGGCTATCGGCAAGAGCATGGACTATGAGACTGCTAAATTTGATGTACGAGTGGTTTCTGGTTCTACATTGCCTATAAATAGGTGGGCATACCTATCGGAATTGAAGGATATGATGCAACTAGGCATTGTAGATGATCTTGCCGTCCTTGCTGAAACAGATATTAAAGATAAAGAACAAATTGCAAAGCGTAAGAGCTTATATGCTCAGATGCGCGGTCAGATCGAGCAGATGGACGAAGTCTTGAAAGATAAGGAAGGGACGATTGAAACGCTTGAGAGACAATTAGTACAGGCAGGCATTAAAGGTAAAGTAATGCAGGCTGAGATGGAAATCACAAAACACAAAGAACAGGCGAAGTCTAAGACAGATAAGCAATACACTGAAACTGAAGGTAAGCAGAAGCTCCTAAGGAATGTAATGTCCAATGAAGCTGATGCCGTTAAGGACAAGATGGACCTTGAGTTACAGAAAACACGAAACAATTTGGCAAACGCCAATAAAAAAGAATAATATACAACTAACTTAGGAGATTAAGTATGGTAGCTTCTTCCGAAAACACTGAAAGTAACCCTGAAGTTCAGGAAAAACCGTTAAATGACTTTGAATCATTTGACAGTCTACCTGAAGGAACAGGCTCAGAAGGTGATGATTTTTTTGAAGCACTTGATAAATCAGTCAATGGAGGAATCCTTGACGATACCACTGAGGTAACCCATCAAGTCGCGAGTGACCCCGAACAGGTAACTCACTCTACAGAAAGCGGTGGCTCTAACACGTGGGACAACGACGATAATCCTTATAAGAAGCGGTATTCCGATTCAAGTCGGGAAGCTGTGAAACTTAAGGATGAGCTGAAAGACCTGGAACCTTTTGTTCCTGTTCTTGAAGCAATGAAAAATGATAGTGGGCTTGTTGACCACGTTCGAGACTATCTGGTTAATGGCGGTGAACCAACAAAGACGATTCAGGATAAGTTAAATCTTGATGAAAACTTTATGTTTGACGCCAGTGAAGCTGTATCAGATCCTGATTCAGATTCTGCAAAAGTAATGAATGCTCATGTAGACGGCATAGTTCAACAAAGAGTTGGGCAAATGCTTCAAGGTGAACGTCAGAACGCGCAAGCTATGCAAGCAAAGGCACAGCGATCAAAGCAGGAGAATGAATTCAGAGAGAAAATGGACATGAGTCAAGATGATTTTGACGGCATGATGGCTGATGCCAAAGGTCGGAAAATGACTATTGATGATATTTATTATCTCGTTAATCGTGATAAAGCGGCAAAAAACACAGCAAATGCTACTAAGCAAGATATGCTGAATCAGATGAAAAATGTCCGAAATATGCCAACAAGCGCCAGTGGAGTGAACAGCCCAGGAAAGGTAGTTAAATCTGCAGATGATTCTGTATTTGATAACATACTTTCCCTGGATCCTGATTTAAATAACCTGTTCGGATAGGCCTTATTTGGCGCTATTCCGAACTTAAAGAAAGGAGTTTGGAATGCCAGAAGACATTCTATATTCATCGGGCTCTAATATCGGTACTTTTACTGATGGTGCAGCCCCTGGTGCCCCTAGCGGGTATGATGGATCTGATCCTAACACTGGTGATCTTCGTAGAAAATACGACTTTGGAAGTCGTGTATCGGAGCTCGCTGTGTCCCAAGATCCATTCTTTCGTTTAGTAAGTAAACTAGCGAAAAAACCCACGGATGACCCTCAGTTTAAATTTACTGAGAGACGTGGCTCATGGCATAAGCGTTATGCTTATTTAGCACATCATGGTAGCGGTTTTGCCACTGATTGTTCTACAAATGCAAATTCGCAAGATGCTGCAGAAGATACATGGTATGGTCAATTTGGTACTGACTATGCTAGTGCAGGCAATAAGACTAATGTGTATGGCCAAGATACAACTTATCAATCTGGGGGAGCTGGTACTAAGCCAGAATTTTTCATGGTTGATCAGTTAATTAAAGTTCCTGTAGCAGCAGCTTCAAACGCATCTAATGATAAGTTAGTTTCTGACTACCAAGTTATAAAGATATCCAGTGTAGCAGATTCTGGAAATTACGTTAATGTAACAGGTAAGGTAGTTAAAAGTGTTGACGCAGGTAGCTTCTACATGGGTGAACCAGCTGGAATGAGCGTAGCTGACAGTGATACTGCCGCAGCGACTCAAAGTGAGGAAGCATTAGCACCATATAAGTGTTATGTTGTTGGTTCTGTGTTTGAAAAAGGAACTGGTTACCCAGAGACTTGGAAAGACCAACCTTTCTCAACTAGCTACGGACAAACTCAAATCTTCAAAACTACAATGTCGATGACTAACACTGATCGTGCAACGTCATTAAAGTTTGAAGGCAATGAGTGGGCACGTATCTGGAAAGAGAAGCTTATCGAGCATAAATGGGATATTGAGCAATCACTCCTATTTGGATCTCAAAACTCTACTTACCGCACTACACAAGGTGCAGTTGATTGGGTTTTAAGCCACGGTAATGCTTTTGAATGGGCGACTGACAAGCACGCAGATAACTTCCTTGATGATATGTCTGCACTGTTAGATCCTCGCTACTCAGCTAGTTCTGGTACAGTATTCTTCTGTTCAACAGAAGTATACAACTGGTTACATAAGCTGGGTGGTTATTTCTCTAATAACATCAGCATAGATGACCAATTTCGGGCCGACCTTGCAGTAACTGGTCGCAAGAAAGTTCTTGGTCTTGATGTGACACAGATTTCTACACCTTATGGTGGAATGAATCTGATGAGAAACATTCACTTGGATGGTACTAATGTATCTATGATGGGAATCGATCTAAAGCATGTTGCTTATCGACCTCTCGTAGGTAATGGCCTTAATCGCGACACCTCCATTTATGTAGGTGTACAGACACTTGAAAACAGTGGTGTTGACCGTCGGGTTGACCAAATTCTTACCGAAGCTGGTATGGAATTCAGTATGCCCGAATCTCACGCTATCTGGAAGAAAGTAGCTAATGTCAACTCAACTAGTTAACACAGGAGGTATGAACAATGGGTAATCCTTTATACGGATCAAACAAAGCTGATGCCAAACTTGACGGAATGGTTGACGCGCAGGACGCGATTGCAGATGCAGCAGCAGCTACAGCAGCTGTTGGTGACAGTGATAACACAGAAATCTTAGTTGATGTAGCAGATTTACGCACAAAGATCAATGCAATTATCTCTGCTCTTGAAAGCGCAGGCGTAATCAAGTCATAAACTGAAATTTGAGGGGTAATAACTCAATATAAGGTTAGGGGCCCATCTTCGGGTGGGTCCCTTTTTAAAAATTAAAACAATTAGGAAATAATAATGGCAAATTTATACAAATTTACAGGCGGTGAAGTACTAAATAAGGTTTTGAACGACGATGGGGAATTGAAGTGCAACAATACTGTAACTCAATTGTCTAGTGTCACAGTGGCTGATAGTGGCGTTATAGCAACTATGCAGGACGATATAGCTCTTATGAAAGCAGACATAGACGATATAAGGATTGCTATTCAGGCCGTTAAGGCCACTACAGATAAACTTGATGCTTGTGTTGATGAAGCCGCAAATGTGTTGAATGTATCTACATCATAATGGCTCGAAAGTTATCTGAAAAGATTTTTGATATTGCTGGACTTGCGCATTCTAGTAATGACTCTGAAAAGGTACATGCCTATTGGAGAGCGGGTGCGCGTGATACAGTAACAAGGTCACTGAGATCGGAACCAACAATAGTGTCTGGTATGTTTAACCAGGAAACTGGTACAACGTCACTCGAAATATCCCTTGATGAGGTACATACTATTATGAGTGTCTTGAGGGATAATTATCCCTGCAGTAAAATATCATTTGCTGAGTCAAATCTATATGATGATTCCACATCAGGAAGTATTCATGAATCAAGTATTTATAATCCAGTATGGTACGTAGACACAGCATTGTCGAATACACCTACAATTAAAGTGCTCCCTACTAGCCCTACAAGCATAAAAGCAGAGCTTATTAATTATGATGGAATTGATGATGTGGATTTATTTGATGAAACAGAATCAGGTGGATTATCCATTACAATGGAAACCTTATTGGTTTTATATGTGGCTATAAGAATATTAAACGACGAAATGTCTACCCAGGCGTCTAACATAACATTTTCGGCACTTACAGGTACTCCAGGGTTTACAGCATTTGATGATGCTCTTACGCATGCGCAAGATCTTATTGATAATTCAGGAGGAATATCTGGTCTTACTAGTGATGCAGTGGATTTTATAGAAGAAGGGGATACAGAACAGGTTGCGGTTGTTATTGCTGCAGCGAAACAGGAATTAGAAAGAGCCGCTGTAAGTGTTGGAAAATTTGAACCAGCAATAGCTGAAGCAAAGGCCTACATGGAAAGTGAATTGAAAGAATTAGAGCAGTTAGCCATAAGAAAGAGTCAATTAATGCAAGAATATTACGGATACTTTGGCCAACAACAGAAATCGAAGGAGAGGGCTGATGGCTGATTGGGGAACAGATACCGCAGGTTCAGAGAGTTCATGGGTGTCAAAAGACCCTATGCTAAGGTCTTATTGGGATGATCCCGAAAGTAATCTTACGTGGGACGGTACAGGTTCTGAATATGCTCTATTGAGCTATAATTGGGACAGCGTCGGATGGCTTTATAACTCCCCAGAATGGTCATCTGCAATTTTAACAAGCCAAGTAAATTGGTCAACTGATCTTATAGGGACAACTTCA